CAAAAAGCTTCTGATAGAAGTACTTATCCTCACCTAAGAAAACAATTTAATAGTTATTTAGATAAAGGTCTTAAAGCTCAAAAAGATGCTTTAAGACAACTTGATAAAGGTAGACCAGGTTATGATAAAGATGGATTTCCTATTAAGAAATCAAAAGTAGGTGGTATAGTAAAATCTAAAAAGAAGTAATGTGAAAAAAGTTGATATGGGTAAGTATATCTTACTTATAGGTAATGATGCTACTGAAATCTTTGACTACTATAAAGTAGATGAGATGCACGGGTTAAATAGAGCAGATGCCCAGGCTGAAGAAGTAGATAAGACTGTTGGTAATGGAGTTTACATATATGGATTAACTAATTATGATCCGGCAGATAAAAAGTTAACTGCTAAAGATCCATACAAACCATTTTTATTTTTAAACTTAGGTACTTTTAAAAAGTATAATGTTACAGAAAAAGCCACAGCTGTTATGCATGAAACTATGCACATGAGTATCTTACTAAACAACTGGAATATAAAAGATAAAGAAGAAGAGGTAATAACTTATGCTGAATATGAAGCAAACAAGATTATTGAAAAACTAAAGAATACTAAAATAGAAGCACCTAAGAAAGGGTTCTTCTCTAGAAAATAAAAAGCAATGCCAAAAGATGCATGTTATTCTAAAGTAAAAGCACAGTACGCTGTGTTCCCTTCGGCAAGGGCTTCTCAAGCTATTGCAAAATGTAGAAAAGGTTCTGGTGCTGTTAGAAAAACTAAAGCAGGATCAGATCTTAAAAGATGGCAAGCAGAAAAATGGCAAGATACTAAATCAGGAAAAGCTTGTGGTGCAGGAGGAAAGAATGAATACTGTAGACCTACCAAAAGAATATCTAAAGCAACACCTAAAACAAAAAGTGAAATAACACCTTCTAAACTAACTGCTAAGAAAGCAGAAAAGTCTAGAGTAGGTATGGGTAGAAAAGTTAAAAAAATATAATCATGGCAAAGACAGCAGCTTGGACTAGAAAAGAAGGTAAGAATCCTGCAGGAGGATTGAATGCAAAAGGAGTAGCATCTTATAGAGCAGCTAATCCTGGTAGTAAACTTCAGACAGCTGTTACTACTAAACCATCTAAGTTAAAAGCAGGAAGTAAAGATGCTAAAAGAAGAAAGAGTTTTTGCGCTAGAATGTCTGGTATGCCAGGTCCTGCTAAAAAACCAAATGGAGAACCTACAAGGAAGACTCTTGCATTAAGAAAATGGAACTGTTAATAAATAATAATCATGGCAAAAATTAAAGATAGTGGTATGACCACAAAAGTAAAAAAGAATATCTCTAGACCAGGGATACATGCTAAGTCTGGAAGCTCTCAATTAAAGTCTTCAAAAAAATATAAAAAATTATATAGAGGTCAAGGAAAATAATTATATATTTGCATAAACCAAATGTATAATCATGGAAGAACAACTAGCATTTAAAGAAACTAAAATAGTATCTTTTGGAGAAACCTTAATGGAAATAGATTTTGATTTATCAGAAGATACATCAGATTATAAAGTTAAGAAGCTTATGGCAGAAGTAACTAATTTATTAAGAGAAGAATACATATTAGCTGGAGGAAATCCAGTTAGAAGTATTTTATTTGAGCATGCAATAGGACAAATAGTTAATGCTCAAATGTCTATAAACAAAGTAATAACCCTAAAATAAAAGTATGAGCCAATTTAAAACATTAAGAGGAAGAAGAATCTTAATAGAAGTACCTGTAAAGAAAGAATCAGTAATTAAGTTATCTACTAAAGATGATGATGCACTGATGTATGAAGCAATGAAGCAATGGAATAGACTTACTATTTATGCTGTAGGAGATAAAGTAGAAGATGTTGTAGTAGGAGATGTAGTATATATTGCAGTTAGTCAATTAGAACATGCAGAAAAAGTTGACATTGACGGGAGTGTCAAGTTAATGTTGAATGAAATGGATATAGCAATCATATGGTAAATATCTCACATGATGATTACTTCTCATCTAATACTATGAAAGGTAAAGAACTGTCTCCAAAAGACATTGAAGAGAGAATAAAAACTTATACTCCTTATAATGTAAAGGATCTAAAGTATAATACTCTTGCAGAAGATGTACATGACTTTAGAAAAAATATACCTCCTTTTAATTCCCGTCCGGAATACTATGGTGGAAAAGATTCAACCTATGAAGTATTTAGTGTATTAGAAGCATGGAAACTAGATAAAGATTTTTATTTAGGTAATGTTCTAAAGTATTTAGCAAGAGCTGGTAAAAAAAGTTTTAACAAAAAAGAAGATTTAGAAAAAGCTTTAGTATATTTACAGAGAAGAATAGATACATTATGAAAACAATTGTTATTATAATTTTTTGTGCAATTATATTATTGCTATGGTTAATAGCACATGCTATGTCAAAACCAATCTTTAATAAGATGAGTAAAAACTTTGAATATGATAGTACAGGGAATATAATTGCAAACTATTGTATGTTTATAATAATAATATTATCCTTTCTTATAGGATTATGGATTTGACTTAGAAGTCACTTTGGTTAGTTATACTTTTAAGTTAATGAGAAGCCCTAGGTAACAGCAGGGCTTTTTTTTATGATAAATTTTTTGTATATTATAGTATGACAGAATTTTCATTACAAGGGGATTTAAGTATAGCAGGTACTGTATTAGCTACAGGTTCATCTGCTTTGCCTTTAACAAAAGTTATTACTTTAAGTTTTAATAATCCTTTAGCCTATATATTAACTTTAGAAAAATATGATGCATTAACTACTTCTACAATAGTTTTATATGAAGTAACTTTAGCAGCAGGTGATACAATTAATGATACATTAGTTTATGTTTTAAATGCAGGAGATACATTAACTGCCTACTCTAATATTTTAGGTACAACTTATTATATATACGGTATAGATTATGCAAGTAACTGAAAAAGATGGTACTGTATATGGTTCCCGTATAGAAGTATATGGACCTGATGGAAAACCTAAAACTTCAGGAGGTGGAGGAGGATCTCCTACAGGACCTGCGGGTGGAGACTTATCTGGTACTTATCCTAATCCTTCTGTATTATGGAACAATGGTTTACCTACTTATGATCTAAATTATTATCCGTTAAGCTTAAATCCAGCAGGATATATTACAAATGCAGCTTTGTCAGGTTATTTAACAGCAGCAACTGCAGCATTAACTTATTATCCTCTTACAAATCCTAATGCATTTATCTCAGGTATAACAGGACCAATGGTTACTAGTGCTCTTGGATTTACTCCATATGACGCGGCTAATCCTTCTGGATTTATTACTTCTTCTGCATTAGGTCCTTATCTTACTGCATCTACAGCAGCTTTAACTTATCAACCAATACTAGTATCAGGCACTAACATAAAGACTATTAACTCTACATCATTGCTAGGAAGTGGTGACATTGTTATTGCAGGTTCAAGCCCTTACACTACAGTAGGCAATGCTACAGGAATATTAGTAAATAACTTAACAGTTAACACTATCAGTGCATCTATCCTTATCCCTGGTAGTACACTAATACCTACTAAAGTACTACAGCTAAGAGCACAGGTAAGAAAGATAGGAGGCTCAGGTACAGTCAATGTACGTTTTTATATTAACACTACCAATAGTTTAGTGGGTGCTACTCAAATAGCTCAAGGTGCAAATATGACAGGCTCGGGTCTTATGCAAAGAGTGGCTAGAGATATCTATATCACTAATAACAGCATTCAATGCTACGTACCTACTAATGGTATTTCTACAGATCTATCCTCAGCACCTATGACTAACATAACTTATACAATGGCTAATGCATACTACCTTATAGCAGCTATACAATGCTCAACTTTATTAGATGATGGTACAATAACAAGGCTTAACTTAATGATTTACTAATGGGAAGATATGCTTAATTTAACAACTATACCGGGAGGGTTTATAATGCGTGATTTAGAATATATTACAGATGGTATATTTGAAATACTTCATGAAACACAAGCCCACATATCAACTAATAATGGAACTATTTTTATAGACATTACTGTTACTGTAAACAATATTAGTTATAAAACTATAAATGAATTAATAATAGTTTTGTTATCTAAATAATTTTTAGTATATTATACATATAAACTTATAAAAAAAACAATCATGGATATTTTAAATTTTATTTCTTGGATTAAAGCCGGAAACTACAGAACAACTTTACCAACTGATACACAAAATCTATTAGCAATTGGAGCTAAAGATCCAAGTAGAGATGATGGTTGGTTAGCACTTGCAGTAAATGCAGCACCTTTACAATCTTTGTATGATACAGGTACTGTAACTCAATTGACTTCTATTAATACTGCTGTAACATTAAATACACATGTAGGAACTATTGTTACAGTAGGTGCAACTACTATACCTGGTACACCAGATACATTTACACTTAATAATACAAATTTAAAAGCTAATTCAATATTATTTTTAAGTGTTGGTTATCCTTCATTTGGTGCTGGTACACCAGTTGTTTTTTCAGAACTAAATCCATTAGGTGGATCAGTTAGAATTACTATTAGCAACCCAGATGCAAGTGGAGCATTAGATCAACCATTAAACATTAATTTTTTAATTGTTAATCCGCAATAATAAATAAGAAACTATGTCAGTAGGAAATTTAAAAACAGACGGTCAAAAAGGAAATAATTTCCCGTGGCAATTAAAAATGTTGCAAGGATTACAAGGTATTATTGATGTTTTAAATCATGGAGTTTGTTGTCCACCAAAACAAAGAATACCTGTAGTTGGATATGAAACTACTCCAAATTCAATACCTGATGATACATATGGATTTTCTATAGCAAATGTAGGAGCTGCAGCAGGAACTGTAAATGGACTTCCATTACCAGCAGGAGTAACAATTAATTTTGATCCAGGAGTAAATAATACTATAGTAGGTATATCTTATGATGCAACAGGAACTACATTCTTAATTACTTATATACTTTAAGTAATGAGTACTGAGATAAATATAGATAAGTACTCTTTAAATCCTTCAGGGTTTATAAATAGACTATATACTCAGACTAATTCTAGTACTCCTGTAACAGCTACTGCAGTTGAGGGTAGTTTATTAGATGGAGGATTAGGAACTCTTACAATTCCTGCAAATGGATTTCAAGTAGGAGATAGTTTTAGTGGGTCAATAATAGGTCACTTATCTTGTGTAGGTACAGCTACTTTACAAGTTAGAATTAAAACTGCATCAGGTATATTACTAGCAGATACAGGAGCAATGGCAATGAGTGCTGCTACTAATAAACATTGGAAATTAGATGTTAATTTTACTATAAGGCAATTAGGAGCAGCAACAGTAGCTTCTATAGCATCAGGAGGATTATTTTCATATACTAAAAATTCAGGACTTAACTTTGAAGGTGTAAATTTTAGCATAATAAATAATACAACTTTTGATACCACATTAGTTAATACACTTGTAATTACTGCTCAATGGAATACTAATAATGCAGGAAATTCTATTTATTCTGAATTATTTACATTATTCAAAACGTATTAAAATTAGTATATTAAGATGGGAACACTAATTACATTAAGTGGAATTAATAATCAACAAGTTTTTGTTACAACGGGAATACCTGTAACTGGCACTATTACAGAAACTGAAAGTGCTATTATACAAATACCAGCAAATACATTATTGTCTGATGATATGATATCTATCAGAGCTAAAATTCATAAGTCTGTTGGTATTCCTGCATCTAGTTCTTTATTAAGAATGTATCACAATAATGCTCCAACTTTAATAGGTGCTACATTAATTGCAACAGCCTCTGACTTAAATAGTATAAATAATTTAGAATCATTTTATAGAGAATTAATAATAAAGGGAACTAGTTTATTTTATATGAATCCATTACCTGTAGGAAATGAAGATGATCTTGCGGCCGTAGAGGCAGTAAATTCATTTATAGATATGAGCAATGATTTATATTTTATATTTAGTATTGAAAATGGAAGTCCAGTAGATGTTTGTACTTGGGCTAAATGTATAGCAAAAATATTTAGATAATGAAAAACTTATTTTTAATTTCTTTACTTTTAGTATTTATTACATCTTGTTCTCTTGAAAAGAGACTTGCTAAGTACTGCCCTTTATGTGTTCAGAAAGATAGTACTATAACAGTAATACAAGTTAAGGACACAACTATAACTATCCCTGGAGAAACAATAACGCTATTAGACACACTTTATTGTGACTCTCTTGGTAATGTTATATCTAAACTAAATGGTGACCTTAGAGACAAGGATGGTAAGTTAATAAGTTTGCAAACCAAACTTCAAAACAATGTGTACTACACAAAAGCCAAAGTTGAAACAATCTATAAAACAATCAAGGGT